CCTTTTTCACCCCAGGACACATCACGCGGATTGGTCCAGTTATCGGCCTTTAAGTTAGGCGTAAAAGACAACTCCGCGAGGGCTTTGTGATTCCCTCCCCACGCTGCCGCGATACCACGGCCCAGGTTAAAGAGCAATTCGCGCCGTGTTAGTTCCTTCGGGTACTTTGTTTGAGTTTTCAACTCTTCCCGCAGACTCTTGACAGTACCCTCAAGCGCCAAAATCTGTGTTGTCTGGTTAGCGGTAACCGTCTCAAGAGTTTTCGCAATTTCCTCAAGAAGTATTTCCTTGTCCTTGAAATACTCCGCCGCCATAGCCGGATCAGAAAAGCCTGTTTTCTCGATTCTCTTCATCTCGGCCAGTTTCTGTCTGATAGCCTTTAACAGTTCGTCCATGTTCACACTCCATCAAAGTTATTTATTAAGCCAGCCCAATAATGAGCGGCATTGTTCCCTTCTCCCTGTTCCCTTTTACCTGTTACCTTTTCCCTGCCGTTGCGCGTCAGCGCAAACGGATTCGCCGGAACGTTGCAAATCGAAAACTCTAAAAGTTCCTGCTTGCGAAAAATAAGCCTCGTCCCGTCCTTGCCGTCCTCCTTTCCCGGAACCTCAATCTCAAGCGGCCTGAACCCCACAGACCCGGCGCGTATGACCCCGGCCTTCACACGCTGACCGATACCCCAGCCAAAAGCGTCATAGTCCTTGTCGTTGAAGTACACAACGCCATGAAGCCCCTTATCATCGGCGGCAAGCCCACCGATTTTCCCGATAGCCGGAATGTCGTACCTATGCGTCCACTCCACCACCGGATTTTCGAGGTATCCCCGAATATCCCACCCAGCCGGATCAATGCGCTCCGAAAATCTATCAAGGTCAAATGTACTCAGTACCCACTCAAAGCCTTCTTGCCCCTGTTCCCTGTTACCTGTTCCCTTTTCCCTGATAAATGGAACCGCCGCGATAAGCTCAACGTCACACGCCACTTTCTGCTTCCCCGCCGCTTCCTTCTTCACCCCAAGGAATTCAAGCAGTGCGTCAGCATTGCACAACGCCGAAACATCACCCGCCCGATACTCCCCACCTGCAATTCTGATAATCATGTCTTTATCTCCTTCTTACCTGTCTTTGCTTTCTGTCTTGCCCTCATCTCTCTTTTACCTGTTACCTATTACCTGTTAACTGGATAGGAAATCATTGATGGTCAAAATCCCCATACGAAAAAGCATTTTTAATAATCCGATTGTGTTATAAACATTCATTTTTGCGTATAAATAAGCCCTCCGGTTCCTCACCGTCTGATCCGCCAGATTAAGCGCCTTTGCGATACCCTTATTGTCATTTTCCTCGATGATAAGGCTGATAAGCTTCATGTCGTTGTTTGTCAGACGGTAGTTTATTTTAGGCAAGCAGTCCGGTTCCTCATTCTCAAATTCAGGCGGTATCACGACCTTCCCGGAAAGCGCCATTTTAAGCTCCTCCCTGAAAATCGACCGCCCCTTTCGCACGTTTATGTACCCCTCAATCCCGGTTCGTATAAGCCTCCTGATATATTCCTTTCGATAATCCGCAATGCCGAAAGCGTATATCCTCATGCCGCCGTAACGCCCGACAAGGTTCAATATCTCATCCGGCGTTGCGTTATGCCAAAAACACCCCTCGATTAGCAACAGTCGNGGACATTGCGCGGTCAAACACTCGCGCAATGCGTCGGCGCTTGCCGCCCTGTAGATTTTGCCGCACGTCCCGATTTCCCCAAGCCGCTGGCACACATAGTCAATAATCCCATCGCTCGTACTCGCGATAACAATAGTTTCCCCGCTATTCATGGCTTTTCCCCTCCGTAGAACCATCAACAGGTATCAGATTTTTGTCGCGGAACCATACATCCCCCCAGGGCTTCGGTTCCCGACCGCGTTCCCTAAGAACGTCATTGATTGTTCGCAGACCTGCGCGGATCTCCGCGATGTCGCGTTTGCTTTGCTCGGTCTCGTTGGTCTGTAACTCCGGTATGTCGCCCAAAAAAAACTTGCCTTCTTCCCGCAAATTGAACCGCGAAAAAAATTGGCTTTCCAAAATGCTTTCAAACTGGTTAAGCAAGGGAATAAGGGTAAACTCCCAAAATGCCGTGTGCTGCTGCTTGCTGTCCTGGCCGGATAGGGAAGTGGTTTTGTCGTTGATGTACGCAACCCTCGGCGGTATGCCGTAACGCGCAAGGATGGCGTAAAGGTTCCATTTTTTGATGTCCAAAAAGCGCATGGCTTCCGGCGTGACAGTTATCGCCTGAAACTCGGTCCCCTTGCCCAGCACGGCAATTTTGCGGGTGGAGCTTTCAGCGCCGTATTTACTAAGCCAACGCCGCTCGATTGCGTCCGCTTCCTCGGGTCTGATGGCCTGTTCGGTTTTCAATACGCCCTGGGGAACGGCGTTGTTCCGCAAGAGGTGGCTGTTTGCGCGGTTCGCGTAAAAATCCTGAGTAAGTTCCAGATTCAGCGCGATAAGGGGATTAACGCCGCGAATCTCGTCCCAGGGGTTCCAATCTCTGAAATGTACTAACTCGTCGCCTAAAATCGGGACTAGCCCCATGTCGCTTTGGTAGTACCAGCGGCAGTTTTTACCCGCGCCCCGGCAGTCGGGAAGGCCGGAAACGTTATGCGAAATTTCATGTATCATGCGGCGCGGGTTCAGTATATAAATTTCTTTTGGCACTCCCCCGCTGTAAGTGGAGCCGAACCACCAGAACGCCTCGCCTTCCATCGCCCACCAGCCCGTCGTTTCTTTCCAGATATCGAATCGGGACATTAATTCATTTGGCCTACGGAAAAGGTCAAACAGGGGGCCTTTGACAATTTCCTCGCCGCCTTTGTAGATACAGAACTTTGCGCGTGCGACGTTACGCGCAAGTATGTTGACGGCGATATTTACCCAGGCATGGAAGCGGTAGGGGTCGGAAAGAGAAAATTGGCTGTTGTCGGCAAAGTCGTCATCGAATGAGGAAGCTTTTACGTCGGTGAGACTTAGCAGTGACTTGATAGCTTTAAATATGGAAATGGTGCCTGGCACCTTTTTGGCTTTCATAAAACAACCACCCCTCTTTGGACATCGGAAAATATCGCGTAACGCATTGCGTCCATGTAGTGATCGTTGGTCTTGACAATCTGTCCGGCTTCGTCGCGGCGGTAGTCCCAAATCTCCGACAACACCCCGACGCACTTAGCCGAAACAAAAAAATTTCCCCGCTCGATGAGGGAGCAGATATAATCAATGCCGCTTTCGACGCTGTTGTTTGCTTTCACTCCGTTTGTGACTTCCTGTATACGCTCGCCGCCGGCAGGGTCGCAGTAAACCGGCATATCGTCAGCGAACCAGTTACGCGCAACTAAAGCCTCGTTAAAAATCCGTGTCGGGACGTTGAAAGCGCCGTAGTCGGCCAGGACAAACACGGCGTTTCCCTTCCAGCCTATTTTGACGTTTGTGATGTGCAAGCCAAAATCCTGTCCAGAGGAAAACCTGTCGTAGTCTTCCGGCAGATCCGAGTCGCCCAATATCATGCTTTGGGTGAAGTTGCCGAAAATCGCGCCTTCGGGAATTTGCCAAATGCCGTCGCGGAACCTCGCCTTTTGCTTTTCGGGCAGGTTGCCGAGAATGTTGCTGAGGTAGTTGTCCGGTAAGTTCTCGCTGTTGTCCGCGGGGTTCATCAAGAGGGTTGCGTATAACTCCGGGTTTTGCAGAGCTTCTCCGGTTAAAAAGGCGATGTGAAGGATGAATTCTTTATACGCCCAATGAAGGGGAGAGCCGGGGTTGCAGTCGTAAAGGTACAGGTTCCGGCAGCCGGGGGTCACCTTCGCAAGCCGTGTATAGGTGGTGGTGACGGCGGCATAGGATATCTCTGAGACCTCATTGAAATATATCGTGTTGTATTCGTGGCCTAGAACCTTGTCAACTTGCTCCCTGTCGCCGAGGCCGCCGATCCAGATTTCAGAGCCGTTGGTCAGAATAACGACACTTTCATGTTTCAAATAACGGTAGCCGTTGCGTCCGGCGATTTTATTAAGCCAGGGGAGTAGGGTTTGATGGAGTACCGATGATCGCGCGTCTTTGGCGCGGTAGCGGCATATAAGGTGGCAGCTTCCAGGGTAAACGAGCGCCCTGTAGATTAGCACGATTACCAAGATTACCGTTTTGCCCGACCGCGATCCGCCGTAGAGCAATACGTGGATCGCCTTTGTTTTGATTAATGCGAGCGCCTTTCGTTGTATCGCAGTCGGCCTGAACGATTCCCCGATATTCCCCATTCCCGATTCTTAATTCCCCACCGATATATCACAATTACGCATAACGCT